GTTATGCACAGATATTTAAACTGGATGCTGTCACAGCATGAGTTATACACACCGTTATCCACAATAGTGTAAAACTTTTGGTCTAGTTGCTTAGTCATTTAATGCCGCCTTAATATTTTTATAGTTGCGCATGGATATGTCCAACCATCATCACAATAAGCACAATTACTACCCCAGCTACCATCAGGTAACGTAATTTCTTGCGGTGCGTGTATTTTAAAAGCAGCTCTAATTATTAACGCAGCTTTGATAAATCTGATGGGATTCATTTATCTTTACCCCATCCTGTCCCTTTAAATATGATAGATGGTGCGCTAAATACGCGTATCATAGGATAGCTGCAGCACAAGGGGCTGCTATCGCCGTGTGTATTTACCGGGTGATTCATCTCTAATTCCACCCCGCATTGATCGCATCGATACAAGTAACTAGGCATTTTGTACCGTATTTGGGATGATTGAATAATTAGCCAGGCAATTATCACACTTAACTACCACAATGGGTACAACGCCATTAATAACGTGTACGGACATGGCCATCTGCTCTTTATCATCGCAGTTGCATACGATGGTTAATTCATTACTGTGCTCAGTCATGCAATATCTCCTCAGCTGTAGGTACTTGGCTATCCAATAACATTTCGATGCCCATAACGCCACAGCCTAAGCATTGAACGCAAACTACGTTAGGTGGCAGGTTAATAAATTCATCTACAATTTTATGCGTTTGCATCCCAAGGCCAATTTTGGCGCAAACCCTGCAGTTAAGCCTCAGTAATGCCATATATAGATTTCCTTAATGCATCCATTTCAAATAACTCACGTTGAGATACCCAGAAATTGCCATCAGCTGCGTTATAGTATTTAGGTTTTTTAGCCCATAACACGGGCATCCAGCCCACTATTTGATAGACAGGTGACTTATTCACTACCAGGATGGCCACATCAGTTAAACGTGGGTAATCCTTATGGATGATTAAATGGCCATTGATATATCTAGTCCATTTAACCTCAAAACCTAGATTACCGACAGTTATATCTGCCTCATCCCGGTAAGTATGAACCGTAGGTACAAAATTTTGTAAGCCCATATATTGCGCTACAGCGATCTCTGAGCCAACAGCTTCGCTATTTTCCAATATAAACTCATGGTAATTCGTTTGTCGGTTATATCTGCGATCAGGCGTAGTTAAGAATTCGCCCGTGCTACGCGCAAACCCACACGCCGCAGCTTGTTTTTCCTGCGATCGATCCAATATAACCTGGACTATTTGCGACATGTCGGTTATAGCCATATTGGTTTACATTGATCGTTGCGTGACTTGTTACTACAGGTATATCCCCGGTACTTTTGGCCAGTTTTCGGGCTTACGCCTTCCTTGTAAACCATGCGGCCATGAGCACATATAGGTGCAGCATCTACTATCTCGCCACCTAATTGCGATTTTATATCTGCAATAGTTTCTGCAGCTGGGCGCACACTACCTACGCCCTCAACCTTTACTGCAGGTGTAGCAGTAGCCCATAGATCAACCTCTACTGCAGGCTGAGCCTGTAACCGTTCTACCTTCTCCATGTCCTGGCGTGTCGGCCTGGCATCGCTAGGCATTAATAACCCAATGGCTCGACCTATTGCGCTGGTGCTGCAGTTCTCGATCCAAAAGTCACGGTTTACGCCTCGATCAGTACGTAGCTCATAGGCATAATCTACAGCCGCCGGGACTACATCCTCATGCTCACGGAATACGCTGGCACGGATAATAACGTAACCATCTTTAACGTTCAATTCAACGATTTCAGTAATGATCCTGCCTGAGATATGGGTTTCTCTAAACCGTTTAATGCGGCTATTAACATCCTCGTAATTATCCAGATTAAAAGTCATGAGTTTTTAACTATCTCTTTAGCTGAGTTAAAAGCGGCTCTTAATCCTGCCGCCCGGCCACGATTAAAGCCGTCTTTAATGCCTTCCTTGTATCCGATTGACCAGCCCACTAAAAACCAACCGACACTAGAAATTAAAACTACCAACGCTACTTTTGTTATTTCCATTTACTTCGCCCTTGTTTGGGTTAAGCCCAGCTACACCGAATTAGGTAGCCCTGCCTAACGTGTAAATTAAGGGTAAAGGTTGGCTATGACATCGGTCAATAACCGACACGCCTAACGGCTTAAAAGGATCTCGTAAATGCTATCCACCTTGGCCTCGATGCGATCAACGCGGCCGCGTAGGTTATGGCCACCGTTGCTATCTGGCCTTAATTCAGCCAGGTAATACTTAACTAAATGGCGTACCAGCCCAGCCGCAAACCCAATTAGGGTACATAAGCCTATGGCGATCGCTAAAAGCGACTGGGCGGTAGTCATTATTTAACGCCGAAAGTGCTGTCGCTAGGATTCATGGCGCGTAATAATGGGCCAAGTAGTCCAGCGATAAATGCATTACCTAGTGTTTTCCAGTCGGTAATGCCGGACATGTAAAGCGCAGCTGCGCAGCTAAATGCAGCGCGTAGATATGACAGGCCAGCGGCCTTAGCTTGTTCCTTCATTGTTTTACTCCTAAATGCCCTTAGTTGACTTGTCTAAGTATTGCGATCGTATGCGTACCCGATGCAGCAATTGCATATAGGCCTTCATTATCGCCTACAGGCACTTGCATTTTATCCCCGTTATCCATCTTGTAACCGTTTGCTGTGGTTACGTTAGCATCGCCTAAATAAACAACACCGCTACCTAAATTATGTAGCCATACTGTTTGATCCATAATATTTGCAGCTACTAAAAGCGTGGTTGTAGTCCCTACTGTTATTTGTGCGCTAGTCGGCATAAGTTAGTCCTAACTTTTCTATTAGTTTTGCGGTTTTTAATGGGTCTATTGCTATCTCGAAATGCATTTCGTCTTTACGGTTACGAAAATCGCCACCCCAGGCTAAGCCATATTTTTTAGCTAGTGCCTGAATCATTGGGACTTTTTCTGCCGGAAACGTACCAACCTTACCTAATGGATGCTTAGATGCGTTTAAGTCAATCGCTGTACCGCTACTGTGGTTACTAAGCTTGTCGGTAGTGCCGCGTACCATGCGGTAGCAGTAGCCCCAATCATCAAGCGCACCGCCATCGATTGGCTCGATCAGTTCATTAAACTGCTCAGCAAAGGCAACCAGTAAAGGCGCAGCAAAATATGCGCAACGCAACTTAACGCTGCTGCCCTTAATCGCGTAAGACTTGATACGGATCGACTCAACATCTTTAGATGCTGGCCATCCGTTATAACTGATCGCACTCATCCCAACAGTAGGGCTGCTTCATCGGCTGTAATGCCTAGTTTAGCCAGTAGTGCATCTTTAGCATCTGCCTTGGCTTTAGCTTTAACTTTATCTGCAGCTATATTAGCTTTATCCAGTTCATAGGCTTCAAACTCTGCATCGGTCATCTCACGATCAATAACTTCATTGGTTTGTTGATCGTGTATTCTCACCATTGGTTTAGTCATTAATTTACTCCATACAGTAGGACAGTTCCAGTAGATAAGTTTCCACCGGCATTAGAAAATACTAAAGATGTAACAGCTGTATTAGATACAAATGCACCGCCAATATTAAATGACATTACCGAGCCACCAGTTTCCTCAGCGTAACCGTATGCGTTAATTGGCTTGTAATTTGTGCTTGATGTGTAATTATCAATTTGCACTGTTGCCACATTGTTTGTTGCAGTTCTTAACCACGCAGTAGTACCAAGGTTCAAATAAGTAACTCGGTTGACAGAACTTACGAAGGAAGCACCAACGCTGTCAGTCGATACATATGAAGATCCTGTTGTATTGCCGTTAGGCGCAATACGCATAACACCGTTGGCAGTGGCATTGGTAACACCATAAATGACCATGCGCAAAGATTTGTATGTCTGCACGATAGATGGAATCGTTACGGTTGCGCCCGATAAGGTAGTAGTGCTTAATAATGTTAAGCCGCCTGAACCACCTACAGCTGTCCAGGCTGATCCAGAATAATACTGCACGGCATCTGTGTCTTTTAAGTAACACATATTGCCTTCCTGTGGGCTAGTTACCGCTGCATCACGGGCAGCAGCACTAGCAAACACCCATACGCCTTGCATTAGGTATCCATTTGTATCGCCAGCGGTAAGTACATCACCCGTAACAAAAGTTTTAAAACCTTGTCCAGCTGCCATTTCGTATCTCCTTAATAACTTAATACAGACGTATCAAGTACGCCATATTGGGTCGAGTTTAATACAAACCCATCGATAACGGGTTCAAGTGTAGTAAAAGTAGTGCGCCATTTATTGGGTGTAACGCTGTGTGCCACGCCAAATACTTGTAGGGTCTTAGTCAGGGTAGATGCACCTGGCTGGTTTGTAGTAATAGTTACTGGGTCAAAAAAATCTAGGTTAAGTGCAGCCAATATGCCTGTGTTGTAATTGGCTGTGTAAAGGTCTAGCTCGATAGCATCGCATCTGATGCTTGTTTCGGCTCGGCTGGCCACGTACGCACGGGCATAGTCAAGTGCTACCTGATCGGTCTCCATTAGTAAATCTTGTTGGTTATAAGTATGGGCAAAATATTTAGCAACACTAGCTGCGTTGGTTGCTGATTGGACTGTACCGCCTGTTCTCGTGATATTTGCCTGGTTAAATACAAGGGTGTCATCCAATCGCCAGACAGCATTGGCATAGCCAATATCTGTGCCATTATCGTTAAATACTGTGGCTGTGCCTGCCACGCTCGCAACGGTTACGGTGCGATCTTGAAATGTCCACGAGCCAGCCGCATTTACATATATTGCGCCATACTCGCTATTTGTGGCTGTCTGCAAGGCTGCTAAGGCTGTACGAGCTGTACCTGGATCGTTCTGCAGCGATGTCAGCCCGGCATCTACGTCACGCATGGATGCTGGCCATGAAATCGTATTAAGGATCTGATTAATTCTTGTGCCACTTAGATCCCCAGCGGATGCACCTGTAACGGTACTAATCTGGGCATTTTGGGCTAAACGGCTGGCATCAATCGCCGAGATGGTTGTATATACGACATCATTAGCGTTGCGTGGTACTGTCGTTGTATAGCTTGTAATAAAACCGCTAAACATTGGATACGTAACGCCGTTATAAGTAGCCGATATAGACACTTTACGCATAGGCGTTAAAAAGCCGTAATAAGGACTAGAACTATTTTGTGGGTTAAAATCGCCATTTTGATCTACGATACGCAAGCTAAGCGTACCCGTTTGGAATTCATCGGCCGTAGCTGATCGACCACGCCTTGTATTAATAGTGTCCACTACGTTGCTCACATCGACAATTAAAGATGCTGAATCTGCTAGTACGTTAGTGCCTAAAATGCCTTCATCTAAAATCATGGCTTGCGCGGTGGATGGCCCAGTACCAAAATTAATAATGGCGTTAATTGTTGGAATTGGCATCAGCCTGGCAACGATCCTGCTGGGAATTGACTCAAACCGCGCCGTATATTGTCTAACATCGCACGATTGATAATGTCTGAAAAATCCTCACCATCTAGTACTGAGCCTTCGACTACTACGGTAATTGAGTTATCTACGCTGCCTGACATGCCAGTACCTAAGCCTGTGCCATAACCGGGGCCACCCATACCATCATCCCAGATAGGTTGGCCGCCTACGCCAAAACTAGGGCCTTTAGGGCCAGGTGGCGGTTCTACTACAGGCATTTGAATAGGTTTAGCTAATAAGGCTAAATATTCCTCTAACGCCTTATATTTAGCATCGTCTGCTATTTTCTGAGCAGCTGCAATTTTTTCAATAATAGTTTTTTGGCTAGTGTAATTGAGAATATCGTAAGTAGCTTGTGCAGTTGCTACCTTGTCTAATGCGGCAAGTTTAGCAATTTGTAATAATTCTAATTGTGTTTTTTCACTATAAAAATTAGCTTCAGCTAGGCCACCAGATGCGATAATTGCTGCGTTATATTTTCTATAAGCCTCTGCACGAGCTGCATCGGCTTCCTCCTGTGACATCTTAGTATTCTTAATTCGATCAAGTTCATCAATTAATAACTGATTAATGTAGTTAAGTTCGGTTTCACTAATAAACTTAATGCCTAATAATTTGTTATTTTGTTGTTCGGCAGTTAATAGTTTTAATTGTTCAATATATTTAAGGGCTGCTTCGCCGTTTTCGTTTTCAATTTCTTGCATGGCCAATAGGCGCAGGCGTTCATCTTTATCGTAAGTAGCCTTTAGAGCAGCTGCTATCTGTATCTTATTTAAATCAAATGTAGCTGCAGCCTTGCTTAGGGCGGCTTTAGCCTTTTCTGCTAATAAACGTTTCTTTTCAGCTTCGGCTTGTTTTTTAGAATTGGCTAATTGCTTAGTCTGCAGATCGGCCAATAATTTGGCTCGCTTAGCTGCATCAGCTTCTAATTTAGCCAGCCGTTTGGCCTGTTCCTCTTTAGATAATTCTAATGCTGTAGGTGGCTCAGGTTTAGGCTTAGGTGTGAGCTTTACACCAGCCTGTGCGCCAGCAAATCCTAAAAAGATATTTTTAGGCAGATTGGCTAAGTTTTTTAATAGGTTAGGAATTGCGCCTATTGTCTTACCGATTGCTATTTCAATATTGGCAATAGCCGTAGCAACGGCCTCGATGGCAATAGCTGCATCGCTGGCCTGCGTACCACCAGCAACAGCTGCAAAAGCATCTACTAAACCGCCGCCAATAATTTCAGATGCATTACCGGTAGCTATGCTAAGTACATCCATCTGATAAGACGTACTCCCTAAATAATCTGTAGCTGCGCCAGCCGATTGTTTTAGTAACACATCCAATATTTCACTAAATGATTTAGTGCTTATTTCTGATTTAGTTAGCCCGGTATTGTATTTGGCCAAACCTTTAGTAATGCCTACATATCCTTTAGCCAAGTCCTCAGATACCGTAGCCAAATCAACGCCAGATGCGCGGCTAATTGTTATTGCATCATTTAATAACTTTTGGGATTGGGTAAGCGATCCGGTAGTCGTTAGTAATGCTTGAAATGCTGGCCTTAAAACGTCATCGGCTATGCCTGCAGATCGTTCTAGGTTTGCTATAAATTTAGATATATCTGCATTAGCGAATCCAATGCCTAAATTCTCTACAGCTCGAGATAAACGTATAGCAGCCGCTTCATCCTCTTGGAAAGCTTTAACCGCAGCTTTACCGAAATCTACTATCGCTTTAGCACCTAAAGCTATACCAAACGTGCCTGCCAAATTTTTAATAGTTTTACCAAGTTTGGCCGATGCTGTTTCGGCTTGCTTAAAACCTTTAGCATCAAAAGATGAGCCTAATTTAATATCTGGATATGCCATTAGGCGGCCTTACTAAATGATTGCTTAGCAGCTCGTTTATAGAATTCTCTAGTGGCTGTATCTATGGCTTTGTTAGCTGCGCCTACTGCTACGCCTTGGCTTTGTGCCCAGGCTCGATAGATAAAACGGCCTTGGCCTTTATCACTTTTAACTACTATGCCTAAATTCTCTACAAATTTTGCGCCAGCACCAGGGTTTACCGAACGGCTAACGCCTTTAGATGTACCGGATGCTTTCGGCCCTACCCATGTCTGTGGCCGTCTAGCAGTTTCATAGATTGCACCAGCTGGTGATTTATTTACAATTCTTGCAAGCGATGTAAAGCCGTTGCGGTCACGCTTGCTTACCTTATTTTCTAGCACAATATTACGAGTAATTGTCCCGTAATTAAATATTGGAAAACGCGCTTCAGAAAAAGATCGTGCCTGCCAGCCACTCATAGGCGACTGGCTAGGTACAAATCCTATAGCCTTTTTTACTACTGGCTTTAAAGCATCGTTTAATTCCTTACGTAAAGCGGTTTCAAGATCGGGTGCAAAAACACGCAGGGCTTTACGCAGATCAGCGTTTCCGCGTATTTCTACTGTAAGCATCTTGCATCTCCTTAGATCGATCTTTCATCGCCTGCAGTAAAGCTTTAAACATCCATGAATCCAGTGCGATTAAATCTTTAGGCGATATTCCCGTTTCCAAACTGATCCGTGCAATCAAATATGCAAACGAGTCACGCCTTACGCTTCCGGGTCATCCTCTAACACATCCACCTTTTTAAGGGTTTTTAAGAATTGTGCGCCGAATTCTGGCACGGTTTCGCCGCTACTTCTTATGCACTCCCACGCCAGCCAGTAAACATCGGTCTGCTTTTCATCCTCGCGGAAAGCGCGGTGAAAACCTTTCTTTGCATACAGCTCGAACGCGTATTCGATCGCTGGCGTTATCTGATGCTCAGATACGCTGCCATCTGTTTTTGTAATTTTTAACTTTGCCATTTTTAGCCCCTATTCTTTTTTATCAGCTAGTTGTAATTACGATTGGTGAGTTACAAGTAAATGTAATCGATTGAGTACTCAGATCAGCAGTTGCACCGTTAATATCGGTAGTGTTGTTTACCAAAATAGTAGTGCTGTATAGCGGATTAGTAGCAGATACGGCCGCGCTTGTTTGCTTTAGCGTTAACGGTACTGTTGTACCCCAGGCTGATTGCAAAGCTGCACGTACTGAACCTGCACCACTAGCAGAATCATCATTTAGAAAATCTAAAGTGATTGTGCTGGCTTCTAAACCTTTAACAAATTTATGAGCTGTATCGCCCATAGCGGTCACTTCAAGCTCATCAAAAGTACGGTTAATTGTTGCGCTTGTAGTTACTGTTGTAAGTACAATACTGTTTAGCGTAACTACTACGCCATTGGATAAATAAACGGCCACGGCCTACTCCTCTGCCTTCTCTTTGATTGGTTTTTCCTGTTTTGCTTCTTCATTTTGTTTTGGTACTTCTTGGCCAGCCCTTCTAAAGAAAGACAGATCCTCATCACTCCATGCCATGATTTAACTCCAGCTCGTTAGTACGGATATATTAAATTCGGCTGTCAATAGATCGCCGCTTTCAGCATTTAATACACCGGGCGCGCTAACGCTAGACATATTAAATACAAGGTTAGATGCAGCTAATTTAGTAAATGCTGCGACTATAAAATCCTCAATGCCCTGCAGGTTGCCCTGGTTATCGAACATGGGAACGGTTAGCAAAATTTTAAAATTAGCCAGCGGTGAAACTGTAATTTGGCTGTTATTGCTAGGTGTCAAATATGGATCGGCTGGTAACACTACGCAGCTATTAGCCAGGATCGTTGCAGGTGGGTATGCAAATACCGACCATACGCCGTTATTGGTTAAAGCCGTTGCGATGGTGCTACGCAACGTGGTAATGGCAGCGGTAGGCATCTATCCCACCATGCTATTCGGTGACACGTACGGGGCTAGTAAGCCTCTTATTTTGCCTATCATGCTATTACCCATGCGGTAAGGACTAGGGCTAAAGCCATCAAGTCCTACGCCGCCAGTCTGGGATACCTGGCGCGCTTGCCAAATATCTACGGCCAAAATCATCGCAGCTTCTCTTACGCTTGCTGTATTTACGTAAGCCGCAGTTTTTGTATCTACGCCTGTAGCAACGCCAGATGGGACTACGCGCCTGAAATTCTGATCGGCTGCAGTTTTAGCGTATTGAATAAAACTATAACCTTGTGGTTGCTGGTAATAATTTAGCTGCATATTAAATGCTGGCAATAAATTAGTAGTGCCTGTGCTAAATGGCAACGTGGCAGTAATTGTGTAACTGCCGTTAAATGTAGAGCCAGCCCCGGCAATAGTTACCGATTCTCCGACAGTAAATAAACCGGGGTTGGCCAACATTACGGTAGCAACATTACTTACCAATGCAGTCCCCACGACTGGCGCAGTATCAAACCAAAGGAAACTGTTAATTTGATCCTGAGCAGCTTGGCAGCACTCCTCGACCGTACTATCTGAGTAAAGATTACCGATACCTAAATTGGCACGTAGCTCGGCTACGGTAACGTAACTAGCTGGCATCGGATACTCCTTACTTAGTAGGGGTCGGTGGGCGAAAGGGCTAATCGCCCACCGACTATTAGGGTTTTATTAGGTTAGGTTGAAACGCACAATACCTTTAGGCATTTTGGCGATTGTTGCCATGTAGCCGTAAATTGCGACCTGTACCTGCAGATTGCTTACAACGTTTACAGACATATAAGCCTGTGGTGATTGATAAACGGTAAATGCTTCAGGTGCAAGGATTACAGCTGAGTCATCGATATTTGTGCTAACCGCAAAGTTCTTATCTACGTACAGATCAAGTCCTAATACGTTGCCGCGGATTGAGCCAGGCTGTGTTAGCCCGCCTGCGTTCATTGGCTGGCTGGCTGAATAAATTGGGCGGCCTGTTGAATCTGTCGCGCCAAGTAGCAGCTGCCATTGTGAAGGATTAGCGATGTAGTTAGATGCAAAATATCCGGTAGCTGTATATACCTTTTGCGCTGCATCAGCTGCGTAACCGATGATGCCTGCAGATGTAGCAGCTTGTGTTGCACCTTGTTGGCCAGCAGTAATAAGTGCTGCTAATACTGTTGTATCAATAGTCTTAAGGTATGCATTTTGTAGCTGGTTTGTTAGCTCTCCAAAGAAATTGCCGTCACCATATCCGCGTTCTAAAAGTTCAATGCTGATCGTATTCATACCGCTGTACTTGGATACGGTTCCAGATAAATATTCTGTAACCATGCCTGTATTTTGAACTGCGCCAGCCTCAGCTTCGACTGTAACTTCTGGTGCTACGCCTGATTGACCGCCTGCAGATGTAACAAGTGATGGCACATTAATTGTCATGCCGCTTGCTGGCAAAACGCCACGTGAACATGCATCGATTGCAGGTGTGCCAAAACGTGTGTTAGTTGGGAATTCGCTTAGGTACTGTGTTGGATTAAATGCAGGGTTAGTGCTCAATGAATCATCAGCTGCTGTTACGTACAGAATTGAATCCTGGTTGCCTAAAGCCGCCTTGATCTTGTGTTCTGTGTACCTTGCCATTGAGATGATTGGTGTACGTACTGTCTGGCTGTCTAAAACGGATGGGCGAATAATTGGGCGAGCTGCTTCTACTGGTGCAGCCTCTGTTGCCTTCTCTGCCGGTACATCCGGGGTATCCATAGGGGCTGTAGTCACAGCTGCCTCGCTTTCGGTTTCGGTTTCGGTTTCTACTTCAGTAGTAACCGTATTGATGGTTGTATTTGTTGTTATTGTTTTCATGCTGTTGCTGTTGCTCATGGTTGCTTCTAGTGCGGCACGTGCAGCTGCAATATCAGTAACCGCTGCCGAATCAAAAGCCGCCGACTCCACAAGGCTAACTTCTTTTAGGACTGCAGCGGTAACTAACAGGTATTCACCCATCGGCTTAGATGCGGTTACATCCACACCTACGGATAAGCCGCTTACTAGGTTTTCCTGAGCTAGTACAAGAGCATCCTGTCCCCGGCTGCTACTTGAAATTTTAAAAGTACCGTAAATGCCATCGGTGCTGTCGCTAAAATTCATAGCGCGACCAACTGGCTTAGTGCTGTCATGCTGCATAAGTAATTTAATTTTTGCTGCATCTGCGATTGCAATAGATCCGCGTTCAAATACAACTGGCCCAGCAGAGGTATAACCGACTTCGTTATATGGCGCAATCTTTCCAGAAATAATGCGGCGTTCACCATCTGCCGCCTCGATTGAATTACTAAACGTTAGGTGCAACATTTACTGTATCTCCTGATCCATTTGGCGTTAATTGTTCCATCGCTTGAGCTTGTGCTACATCGATCAAACCTAGGTTTAACATTTTTTCGATCGCGTTTAAACGTTCCATAGTATCGGCGCGTAAAAACGTTTCATCGATTGCAAAACGCACACGATTTCCATGCGCTGTTAAATCATCCATGCTTAAACGATTTTCTATCGCGCTGATAAATGGCTGTAATGAATAAGCTGTAAATTCTTTACGGCCATCTAAAATATTTTGATATGTCATGCTGTTATTCATATCTGCAGAAATGTAATATGCAGGCACGTTCATTAAACGCGCAATTTCAGTAGCAAGATATTGGCTACTTTCGTTATAGGTCATATCTTTAGGACTAAAGCCAATATTTTGCGCTTCTAAAGTGCTAGTCAAATATGCGGTGCTGCGATTTTGTCTAGCGGCTTTCCAGGAAGCTAATAAACCTTGTACTTGCGCTTCAGGTAAATCCGCACCTGTATTTTTAAGAATCGTGGTTGCCATTGGTGTGGCGGCGGCTACTGCTGCAGCCTTTTGTATATCTAACGCAGCTTGAATTGTGCGGCCGCCAGTTTGCAATACTCCAGGCAGTAATGATTGAAATGTCACTAGTGAACCAATGCCACCCATAGGTACGCGAACACCATTTACTGAGTAATATTCGACTTCATCGCCGAACTGATTAGTAGTTACAGTAACGCGTGTATTAGGTATAAATTCAAAACCTGATGGGCGGCCATCGTCTGCGTAAAGTGATGTAACGCGCCAATATGCAACGCCGTAAAATAAAAGCGAATCTACTGTGTAAGCAATAGTCACGCTAAGCGGTTGCCGGATGTCTGGTTGATCTAGCCATACCGGATTTTCTAATTTTTTACCTGTAGATTTTTTATATAAACCTAAATCAATACTTGAAATAACGCCTGCAATTAAATTGCGGCAACGGCTAACGCTGGGTACTTGTAAAGCTAGGCTGCGATCGATCGCAACGCCATAACCGTAATTTGATAGGCCGCTGTTATAGCTATACATGCCAGCCCCGTAGGTACTGTCCATAATGGCAGGGGCATACTGGGCAGTTACTTCTGCCTTACCCTTGAAGCCTAAAGTTTCCAGTAATCCCATAGGTGGGATTTTCTCAAATTGTCAAGCATATTACCGATTGTGTTCGGCGTGTCGCTACGCGTATATCTTGGCTTCCTGCATTGGCTTAGATAGATGCATTACGAGCATGGCTGCTGAAATTGGCGCGGCCACGCTGCCGCTGCTGCGTTTGCGGATGATACGCCACGCGTTTTCGTTACTTTTAGCAGCTACGTTATCCATGGACTCATTTAGAAATTCCTGATCGCCGTGAACTACGCGCTTATTATCTATGTAATCTTTAAAGGTTTGACAGGCAATATAGAACTGCGATCCTGAGCAGTCCTCTACTTTTACGCCTGAATTATGCAATCGATCGGCAATAGCCTGCCCGGTATATTTGTCGAACAGCACTTGCTTAGGCATCCACTCATCGCAATAAGCCTTAATATCTACAGCAATCTTTAGCTCATCAATAGCGCGATCAGACTCCCACGTTTTAACCAGGCTCAAACCAATACGGCCATCGGGCAATATTGCACCTGCCATTAGAGCTGCGTGGCGTTTAGCGTGTGGCTCAATGTCAAAAGCAAACATCGAATACATGCCAGGCGACATAATTAAATTAGGATCAGCGCACTCCTGCCAGCTGTTAGGTGTCCATGGTGATAAGTCTGTGCCTATCCACTTGCATAAGTTTTCAGTCATTACCGCGCTGTAATCAGATGTAGCTACTATTTCCTCGATCGCGGCTTCAGTAATTAAATAACCTAAAGATGGGTTTGCCATCGCCCAGGCAGATCGATCCCATATATCGCAGCCGTCATGCGCGCTGTATTCGTAATAGCCAACCGATTTAGGCGGCTTATTTAGCGATCTTTCGCGCATATCGTTTAAGACGTGGCTATCTTTAAAACCAGCATTAGACGTGTAAAACCGCTGCGAATTAGGGCGCGTTAAGGTCGTACTCTTTACAGCATCTAAGGCCTCTGTACCGACATGGCGCAGCTCATCAATCCAAACTACATCGGCTGTCAAACCACGGCTAGAGTCTGCAGTCGCAGCTACTACGCGAACTTCCGCGCCTGATTCTAGGATTATTCGGTTATTGCCATTAGTGCGCTTGTAGGCCTTTTCGATATTGCCGCCCTTTACATCACGGCGCAGGAACTCATTACGGTCGATTATGCCTGCCATGATCTCCAGCGACTTAGATGCCATAAGCATCTGCGAACTCATAATAAGGATATTCATCTCGCCAAAATAGAACAGCCCAGCTAGTACGCGCATACGCAGAACGTGGCTTTTACCGGACTGGCGACTGCAAACTAACAAGCTAGATTTTTTTATAAATAGATCATTTTCATCTACAGCGCACATATCTCGCAAGATTACGGTCTGCCACTCAAGTAGGGGCTGGCCAATACGTTCGGCAAGTTCAATGATGGCATCTACCTTAGATTCGCCTTCAAGCCATGGCGTATGCAGCCTAGGTAAGACAGCCCCCGTAAGGGCTGGTGGGCTTTGTACAAGTTCTAGTGTCATTTTCTACAGATTACCAGTCATCGGGCCTTTGTGAACCGTCTCGACCACGTTCGGGGATAAATTGGACATTAAGGCAGGGGGGGTAGCCGTTTGTGCTAAAAAAACAGCCTGATTACGAGATCCACGCCTACTATTGCATCGACTACAGCAGGCCACCATATTGTTAGGATCATAAGCCTCTGCCTCGGTTGATCTGGAAACTGGGATTATATGATCGACTGTATGAGCTGGCTGGTTGCAGTAATAGCAGGTGTACTGATCCCTGGCTAGGACTGTAAGCCTAATCGCCTTGTACTTACGCTGGCTGCGTGGGTCGCCTCGCTTAGCCATTAGTAGTGTCCAGTCTTTAAATGATAGGCCAATGCTTTACATGGTGTGATATGTCTATGAGCTATGTACTTCAAGCCTGCATCTATTTGCTTATAAGGATCTTTAGTCTTTAGCTTTAATAACTGTGGTATCCCAAATGCAGTAGATCGCTTGTTATCAGCTAATGGATTCCATTGTGACTCTAGTGTCCAAAGCTTCTCTAAGCATAGGTATTGCCTACTGTTAGTAAGTTTGATATGAGAATATAATTTATATTTTTCTTTCTCTATATCATTATTATTAATAGCATAAGCATTATTGATAGATGCTATTACAAGACTAGATGGTAGCACATACCACCAAATCCATTTCATTTTACGCGTGGTTTTGGGCGTGTCGCTACTCATCGCACTCATGCTTTTCATCTGGGTTAAAATCACAAAAGTAGCATCCTGCATTTTGTCCACAGGTTATGCACAGATATTTAAACTGGATGCTGTCACAGCATGAGTTATACACACCGTTATCCACAATAGTGTAAAACTTTTGGTCTAGTTGCTTAGTCATTTAATGCCGCCTTAATATTTTTTATAGTTGCGCATGGATATGTCCAACCATCATCACAATAAGCACAATTACTACCCCAGCTACCATCAGGTAACGTAATTTCTTGCGGTGCGTGTATTTTAAAAGCAGCTCTAATTATTAACGC